CAGTAATTAGTCCTGAGTCTAAAAAGTAAGGTGCTAATTCTTCCATTCCCTGCATAACTAAAGTAAATCCTGAAAGGTCTCCAGCAGCAGCCCCAGAAACTACAGTTCCAGAAATAAACTCCATTCCATTCTCTAAACCACATAAAAATTGATTTCCATAATAATCTTCAACACACACATAAGGTCTTGCCTTAGCAATTTCTTGCAATTCTGCTTGTGTTTTAGCATCAAGGAAAGTTAGTGTTAAATTTAATGTTTGAGTATAAAAGGTAGTTCCGTTCTCTCTTGAACTTGCGACTGTTGTTTCAAGTGAAGAATTTCCTTTTACATCATATTGAAACCAATCTGGTTGTGTTCCTGCGATAGTTGTAACTTGTTTGGTAGTTGAATCTACAGTTACACCCGTAATTCCACCAAAATCGCCAAACCAAACTGTTTTTATGCCTCCAAAGGCACTTTTACAAGGTAATTTTCTCCCTGTTGATAATGTACAAGCCATAGTTTATATTTTTTTTATAAAAAAGGGTAAGTAGGCATTTACCCACCTACCCTAATTTTTGGTTAATTTAATTTATTAAGAATAAAGAACTATGTCAGAACCTATTCCGTACTGTACTCCAGCAGTAAATCTCATTATTACCCTAACGTTTTTACTTCCATCGATATCTGCCATATCAATCAACTTTACAAGATTGTAGTCAGACATTAACCCTGTTCCAAAGTATAAGTTAGAACGTTGTGCAGCAACTGCATAGTTGTTTGGTAATCCATTAGCAACAAAGATTTTTACACCATCAATAGAAAGATTTTCATTTCCACCGAACCATAAAGTTCCTCTGTTGTCAATACCATTTGCACCTACAGAACCTACATTTTCAGTTCCTGCAACATTAGTTAAAGCAGCATAACCTCCTAAGGCTCTTACATACGCTTTAGCAATGTTTTGAGATACATAGATAAATAGATCATCTTTTCCATAAAGTGTGTTTGGAATAGCATCTACTATTTTTCCAAGTTCTGCAATTACGTTTCCAGAATTTACTCCACCACCTACAGCAGCAACATCAATAACATCACCATCAGCAGCCATTAGAGTAGTAAATCCATTAAATTCTCCAGCTACAGCGCCTCCAAGATTTCCTTGCCAGATATTGTTTTCTGTTGAAGCAGATACTTGTTCAGCAACGTGAGCAATTAAGAAACTTGCAAAATCAGGAGGTAAATTATCAAATGCAGAATATCCCATAGATACTGCACCCCAGTCAGACTCAAATGGAGTCTTACACAATTCAAGGTTTACTTGAAATTGATCAGGTTGGATAATTCTTTCTGTAAGCGTAACAGCTCCAGCAGATGTAAAATCACAAGAGTCGTCAGTAATTAAACCAGATGAAACTACTTTTTTAATAACTTCTTTATATTTAATATTTGGTTTGATTTCAACAGCACCCTGTGCAAGTGTGTTACCACTCAAAAGAGCAGCAGCGATATACTTACCTGCAAATTCTCCAGCATAAGTAGTTGTAATAGTTGGTTGTGGCATAATAGTTTTTTTTTATTTATTTAATTGATTTAATATATAGTCCATAGTTGATTTTTTTCTTTGTGGACTTAGTTTGAAATGCGATTTTTTTACACTTCCCTCAGGATTATGTCTAATAGGAGATGCAGATGGCATAGATAATTCTTCTTTAATTTTTTTAATTGAATCTTCTACTTCTTGATCTTCCATTTCTTTTTCTCCTAATCTTGACTTAATGTCAGCAATAGCATCTTCAAGGTTTTGGATTCTTTTTTCCATACCTTCCCAGTCGCCTACATCTGCCATTTTTTCTTCTTTCTTTTTTTCATCTTTTTTCTTGTCATCTTCTTCGCTTAGGTCTTCTGTAACTGGTGCAGGTTGTTCTTCTTTTTGTGGAACTTCGTTAGATACTTCTCTAACATCATCAATAATTCCCTCTTGAGCAACGACAATAAGTCTGCCATCTTCAAGTAAATATTCGCCTACAGGCATAGCTACCTTTTCATCATCTGTAAGAATAAATATCTCTTTTCCTTTTTCAAATGACTCAGCTTCTACACGAGTACCATTTTCTAATTTTCTTTCTTCAAGCTTAACTTCTATGTTTAAAAGTGTCTTGATCTGGTTTAACATTTCAATTGATTTCATAATATATATATAACGTGGTTTAATTTAAATTTTGCATTTTCATATTGTTCTTGATATAACTCCAATGCCCTGTGCCCATACAGAACCATCGCAGCATTCTATAGAATAAGTATTTTTATCCTTACAGAAACAAGCCCTCCTTGAACCTTTAGGACTTGAACGACTTGGGAAAAAGTTTTTTTTCCATTTATCCATTTGTTAAGATGTTTTTTATTTGTTTTAATAATTTATTTGCTTGTTTGGTTTTAGATAAACCTACAGCATCTTTTGGTCTTTCCATTTTATCTGCAAAATAGCCCTCTATAGAAAAACCTTTTACTTTGCCTGTTTTTACATAGTCATTCCACACTTCATTATTATTGACTTTTACAGCACCCATCCAAGTGCCTACAGGCACATTCATTCCGTACTTTCTTGATTTGTCGTGTACATCATCTTCGACTATCCAAGATTCCACTAAACTTAAACCAGATAATTCGTGTTGGTGTTCTAAGGTAGAATTGTTTTGATTTCCTTTTGTTAAATACATTTGTGATGCCTTTAATACAGTATCTTTAGAAAAATAAATGTAATATTCATCTTCTCCATTATCTCTATATATTGGTTTATTAGGTATTAATAAAGCACCCATTAATATTTTTTTATCCTTGTTTATTTCTGCAAGTTTAATTTCATCACTTTTTAAAGCAATAAAGTCTTCTTCAATTGCAGGATTTTCAACAATAGATATCGCTTCGATTCCTGAAGCATCTTGATCTTCGTCAAGTATTAATTCGACTATCTTCATATTTTATATAACGTTATTAATTATTAATTTTGTATTTATATACTTGCACCCTCCACAATATTTCTTTCAAGACCTTGTGCAGTTGTTACATCATTACTAACAACGTATGCCCTAACAGGTTCTTGTGCTTGTGTTCCTATTGCATCTGCTAACTGACTTGTTTCTCCTTGACCTACAATATTAAATGCTGGTGGCATTGATGGTGTAGGTGGTACTGCCATTGCACCTCCAGATGTTGCACCTGCTGGTGGTTCTGGTTCTGGTGTTGATGTTATTTGTTTTACATTTGCTATACCACCTGCAATAACTGCTGCTGCACCAATAAATCCAAATATACCTCCTTGTGCTAATGCTTTGTTTGCACCTGCATAAGTATCTCTAATAGCTGATACAATCGCAATTGCTTTTCCAAATTTAGAGTTAGCACCTACAATGGTTGCAAGGTTACCTAAAGTTTGAGTCATTTGTTGTTCTTTAGCTTTATCTAAATCTTTTTGAATTTTTACTTGATTTCTTGCACTTGCTTCAGAATAGGCATCCAATTCATTTTGTGCATCTTGAAATGCTTGTGTACCTTTTTTATAAGAATCCCTTTTTTCTATTAATCTTTTTTCTTCAAGTTCTTTTTCAATTACTGCATTTTCTTGTTGTTGTTTTAATCTTGTAACTTCATTTTCGATCATTTCAGCATTAAAATCTCTTTCAGCTTGTTGTCTGACAGCTAACGCTTCTGCCCCTGATTCTTCTAATGTTAATTTTTCTTTTAATAAATTGTTTCTATGTTCGTCTTGTTCTGCTTTTCTTTGTTCAATTTCTGTTTCTACTGTTTTAACTTGATTTTTTGCTTCTAAAAGTGCTACATAATCTTCATCTTTTCCTGTCAAATCAAATTGTGCTTGTGCTGCTGCTAAAAGAGTATCAACATTTTGTTTTCTTAATTTATCTTGTTCAGCAATAATTTCATTTACTTTTTCATTTGCTTTAAGTCTTTCTTCAATTGTATTAAACTCATCATCTCGTAATTGTCTTTGTACTTCTGCCTGTCTTTCGTATTTTTCAATTAATCCCTGATTTACAACTGTGTTTATTTCTGCTGCTTTTTTTAATGCAATATTTGTTTTAGCAGTTTCAATAGCTGCTTCAACGCTGATCTCTTTAACACCATCAATAACTTGATTTGCTATGCTTCCTGCTTCACTAACTGCTTCACTAAAGTTGTTTACAATAGAACCTGCTGCATCAACTACATCATCTTTTATATTAACAAATTCTTGACCCACTTCATCTAATTGAGATTTTAATTCTGCAATTCTTTCTTCATCTCCACCACCGAGCCAAGATTGTTCCCAAGCAAGTTGTGCCCCTATTATTGCACCCTTTATAGCTTGAAACCCTAATTTTAATGGTGTGATACTCAAAGTTAATAAACCCTTTATAACCTTTCCTAATGCATCAAAATTTTCAGTAGCACCAGAAACATTTTCGTAAACAGAAACTATTACATCAGAGACTTGTTTTCCTACTATTGCTGCTGCTTCAAAAGCTGTATTAAATAAATCTATAACTTTTTGATTTTCTTTTAATGCGTTAAATAAAAAACCGAACACAGCTACAATAGCACCAAAACCAGCAGCCATATATGCCTTACCAATATTTTTAAAACCTGTTGCTAAAGATTTTAAACCTGATTTACTTTTTTTGGCTTTTGAACCTACATCTTCAATCGAGTCAGACAATTCTTCTGTGCCCTCAGTTGTTTCAGCACCTGCTTTTTTTAATTCTTCAATTTCTTTATTCAGTTTTTTTATTTCATCTGTAGCATCTTTGCCTTTGACCTCTAATTGAACTGTAACTATTTCTGCCATTTTATTTCCCTTTTAATTTGTTTATATGTTTCTTTAAATGATTCAGGCAATTTATATTTACCCTGTGCAATTCTTATCAATTCCGTTTCGCCATCTACTACTTTTAATAATTCTAATATATTTTTTATCATAATTCGTTTAATAATTCAATTGAACTTTCGCCTGTATTTAAATTTGTTGTTAAAGTATTCATAATGTAATTTTGATTATTAATAATTACTTTGTCATTCATATTTAAATTATAAATTATTTTTAATGGTAAATAGGCTTTAAGTTTTGTTAATCTTCTTTTACTATTAAATATGTCTTGTATGTATGTTAAATAATTTTCTTGAAAAAGTGTTCCTGTAAAATCTGTATTTAAACTATACTCGTTGATCTCTAAATAAAAATTTATGTTTTTTGTGCTTGTTGAAGAACTTAAACTTAAACTATTGCTTGGAACATAATAAGATGTTAATTCACTATGCGTGCCTGACAAGTCATCTAAAAACGAGATTGATGTTGTTCCTGTTCCTGATTGTTTAATAGGATAAAATAATAATGGTTTACCAAAATAAGCCTCTAAATTATCATCTACAAAATATCCCCATTGTATTGTTGTTTCATTATTTGGTGCTGTTAATGTAGTGTTAGCATCTACTAATCTTTCAAATTGTAAATGTTCAAAAGGTAATAACACTTGGTAAACAGGATTGGGTGCATCAAAATTATTTCCTACTGTTGCATTACCTGTAAACTGTTCAGCTCCCCAGCGTTTACCTTGTAATTGTTCATATTGTAAAGCAAGTAAAGTACCCGTTCCCTCATAAGCAAACTCTATTTCTTTGTATGGTAATGCTAAATTAATTTGACTTGTGTTGGTGTCTACATATTTACTTATATCATAACTTGTTCCTGCTGCATAAAATTCATCTAATTTCTGCACTTTTATTTTGCCAAAGTCAGCATCTTGTGAATTACTAACATAATAAGCTGTTAGATTAAACATCTTAAATAAGCCTGTAAGAAAGTCAAGAATTTTCATATCAGGAATTTGTTCTGTAATGATAAATTCAAATGTAGCAGCAACAGCAAAAGAACCTGTGTCGTATGTGTCATTCCACCCTGAACCATCGGCAAAACCTGCCAAATCCCATTCTATTTTAGAGAACGTTATATTAGCACTTACCCTTATTATTACTGTAAAAATTGCAGCATCCATATATCCCATATCTGCTGGGTCGTAAGTATTGTCTCCTGTTTGTTGTGTAAATGATGCCCACACAGTACCATTTCTATTTATAATTATATCGTAAGGTTCTGATGAAGATGTTTCTATTTTTAATTGTTGTAGTGTTGTGGGCAAATACCCAGCATTAATTATTATACCTGAACCTGTTACGTTTGTAGTTTTTGAACTTGCAGTTGACAAAGGAAATGTATCTACCAAAGTTGGGAATGTAGTAACTTGTTCAGCAGGTTGAACATCTCCTTTTTTTCTATGTAACCACATATATAAATTATAAAACTCTGCGTTACTTGTACTAAAAAAATCATCTGTAAATACCAATGATGGATAATTAACTGTAATAGCTTGAATAATTTCGTATAATCTTATAGCGTATTTTAAATCTTTCCAATAAACACCATTTGAGTTAGTACCTCCACCTGTATGCCAATATAAATTACCATTGTTAGTGCCGTGTGTTTGCGAGTTATAATACAATCTTGATCGAGTACCATTTGCCCCTGATGTTATTAAAGGGCATAATATAGCATTAGTTGAATTTTGTAATTTTGCTTTTATATTCGTAGAATTGTAATCTAATTTAAATTGGTCTAAATCACTTAACGCAGCAAGTTTGTCATCTCCTAATATGTCTTTTATGTTTACTGTTTCACCAAAAAATGTAATGCGATAGGCATACGCTTTATTTAGTTTTAAGTCAACGCCATCAAGTCTAATGTAACCTTGTTTAAAAGCTACGTTGTTTAATTCTATTTTACCATCTGCTTTTTCTCTTGCATCAAAAGCACTTAAAGTTAAATCATTAGGATTTACGATATTAAAATTATAATAGTGTTTAAATATTTTATTATTAGTTTTTGAAGCTGGAACTGTAAACGTTTGAGTAAATTCAGTAAATATCTTTGCAGGGTCTTTAATGTTTTGTATAGATTGATTAAACGAAACCTGTTCATCTTTAAATAAATCAATTCTTTCATTGCCTATATATAATTGTAGTTTTTGCATTATCTAATATTATTTATATAATCAAATGACATATTAAAGTCAAATGTATAATCTATAAGTTTATCGTTTAATGAGGTTTTTTTAACTATATTATTTTTTCTTACATTAACTGGAACGTATTGAGTTGCGTTAGGATTTGTAGGGTCAAGTCTTGTAAGCCAAACTTGTTCTGACAATAGTAATTGTTCAAACCATTGATTGCACCATTCAGGATAATACCCAGAACTTAAAGTTATACTTGTGTTTGCAACTGTATTATAATCTTGTTTAGTATGTGTGTTTACATTATACGTTCCTGAAGATGTTACAATGTTTCTTTGAAATTGTTCTTGTTTTTTATTTGTTGTATTTACTGATTTTAAGAAAAACCATAAATCTTGCAAAGCACCAAATTTATTTACAAATGTAATTTTATGACCATTCCCATATTTAGTACAATCAACTCTGTTTATATTCATTTTAACACCAGCTGGACTTCCTGTTATTTCAACATCTGTAGCTCCATAACTTTGATAGCCCATTGTTTCATTAGCATTAATATAAGGTATTTCAGAAGCTGTGCCAACAGGTGCGTAAATGTAATATTCATTATTTGCTGTTGTGTGATCAGGGTCTCCACTTATTAACCAAGTTGGTCTTGAACCAAAAGGTACTGTTGGATTTGAACCCTCCATAAAAGTACCATAACCATCATAGCCTATGTCTGTTATAGTTGA